TCAGTATGTACTTTCCAATACTCATATTGTATAGTATAGTTGCTTGTATCTGGAACTGGTGATAAACCAAACTTTTTATTTTGTGTTGCGTAAACTATATCTGGTGTGTCGTATGAAGAAGAAGAATTATTTAAATCTCTTTCTAAAAGTCTTCTATTATAATCATCGTAAGTTATGTATCGTAATTTTTTTACTGGAATATTTTCAGATATTCTAACATAATCAACATCCATATTTGTAGCTGTTGATGTATTATTTAGTGTAATAAAAGTTGTTTGTGCTGTTGCAGTAAATGATGTATCTATAACTGCTCCTGCACCAAAATCAGAAACTGTTAAAGTTGTGCTTAAATTTTGTGTTCCTTCTGCCGCAGTACCTACTTGTATTTTTAAAGCTTGTCCAGTACTATTAGAATCAAAAACTCTTATTTGTACTCTATAATCTTTATTTACTACAGTTGATACAGATTGATGAATAGCAAAATCATTTAATCTAGCTCTACCATTGCCCCCGCTATTATAGGCTGCACTTCCTGCTCCTGCTATAGTAGTCCAACTAGTTATATTACTAGTAAACTCTCCATTAGTAACTAACTCTTTAGGAACTAACCTAAAAGTTTGCCAATCCATTTTTCTGTAAGGTAAGTCTGTGCTTTGGGGAGACGCAGAGCTAGGAAGAGCGTACTCTCTTTGACCTGCATTAGTATCTTGAGTAGTTGATAGATATAAATCTGGTATTTCTGATATACTATTGTATATCTCATGCATAGCTTTTAAAATAAATTTTTTAACGGCTGTTTGTATTCCACGACTACTTGAAAAAGTAGTAGATGTTAACTCAGTTTCATTGAGTTCATTTAATACATTATTTGTTAATGTTAAGTATGTTGTAGCCATGTCTCCCTTTATATATTATACACTAAATTACCATTTTGTCAAGACTTTTTATGGGTTTGACAGAATTTAGATGCCGCACCTATACTTCCAAAACCCCAAGCTTTTAACGCTAATGCTTTTCTTGTTGGTCTTCCTTTTTCATCTTTCATAGAGCCTTTCATTCCTGCAAATCTACAAGCAAAAGAAACTCTTCTAGGACTTGTACCTGTTTTTAATGGGGATTTTAAATTTCCTCCATCTCTACTTTCAAAATGTTTTCTCCCGGCTTCATTTAATCCACCCTTGGGATTTTGATACTTTTTAGCAACCATTAAGCTTTAGCTACTTTTTTAGCTTTTGCAGATAAATCTTTAAAATGAACTAATTTTTTAGAACTAGCTGTGTGTGTTTTACCAGTATGTACTGTACCATCTTTCATTTTGTGAGAAGTACCTTTCCATTCTTTTCCGTCTTTTGTATAATGTTTTACGCCTTTCATTACTTACCTTTCTTCATGTTCATTTTACCACCATACATTTTTTTAGTAGGTGTTTTCATAGAACCACCATACATTTTATTAATAGGTTTTTTCATTTTACCACCGTACATTTTTTTGTTACCAAGTTTTTTAAAATCAGCCGCAGTTAGTTTACCTTTAGGTTCTGCTACATCTAATTTAACTTGACCACCTGTTACTAATTTTTTCTTTGGCATTGTCATTTTGCCACCATACATTGCTTTCTTTTTTTTCTTAGGAAATCCTGCTTGCATGTTAGCGTAAGCTTCTGGTGTTATAGTTGATTTTTTTTTAGTATTACTTGTACCTGCTTTTTTCTTTGCATTAATATTTGCGTATAGTCCTTGTTTAGCCATTATGTTCTCCTTAAAAATTTAAATACAGTAAAAGGGCCTTTTGTACTACAAAAAGCTGCCGCTAATCCATATGGGTCATTTACTGGATATCCTAATTTATTTAATTTAGTTAATTTAACTAATCCATATCCGTCTTTAGTTAAAGCAGAAGTTTCTCTAATTTTAGGTTTTTTAATTTTTTTAAGCATTATATCTCTGATTTTATTTCTTCATGTTCGCAACAATTGCAATGACATTCTCCACCACAACATGAGCCAGTATTACTACAATGACATTCATGTCCACAAATTTTACAAGTACCCATATTATTTTTCTTTCATTTCTCTAGTTAATTCATGTTGTCTATTACTTAATACACCTATTAGCTTATCTAATTTATTTTCTATAATATCTATTCTTGTTTCTAAATGGTCATTATCATCTATAGGTTGTATTACTTGTGTAGATGTTCCATCCCAAACTTTACCATTTGGTCTGCCTTTATAATCCATTTTAATTTTACTTTCTTTATGTAGTAGTTTCATATGCCCTCAAATATTTACATGGTTTATTTTCGTATAATCCACAGCATTGACCACATTGAGTACACTCTCCTTCATATTCTTCTATTTTGTTATTCCAAATAAAAGTACATTCTTTAATACCAAGAGGTCGCATTGTTCCATCATCACATTTTTTAGGTGCCCAAAACATTGTTTCTAGTACACCATTAATCCAAAACATAATATTAGGACTTCCGGGAAAATAATCTTTTTTTAAATTTAAACGGGTACTCTCCCAACACCCATCTGCGTTATTAGTTGAACTAAATCTTTTTTCTGGTTCGTTATAAACTGAACAAAAATATTTTTTCATTTATTTTATAAAGGGGGCACAAGGCCCCCAATAAATTTAATTATTATGAGTTAGAAGCAGTCTCGTCTGAGCCACTTATATCACACATAACTGCCCAGACTCTGATTTTACCAGAGGTATCTTGAGCACCAAGTACTTTTACGTCAATAGTATCAGCCACTTTGTATGTAACCCATCCCGCAGTAGCCGCTGCAACAGCCGCTATTCCGAGTGCAGTTGAATCATGTCCATCAACAAATCTATCTAAATCAGTACCTAGATTTCCAGAAGTTGCTGTCCAACCTAAGTCTAGTGTTACACTAGAAGGTGATACTGTCAAAACTTCAAGACCCGATGCCATAACGCATGTTTCAGCAGGGATATTAAGGAATTGTACTATATCGTTTGCTGCAGGGTCATCTACAGAAAAATCAATAGTATTTTCTACATAGTAAGGCTTGCGTCTACTGGCAACGTGTCCAGTAGTGCCGCCAGTTGCTTTTGCAAGTGTTGTCATATTACGTCCCCCCTATTATGTTAAGACAACTGCTGTTCTAGTGATAGCTTCGGGTCTTAAAACCTTACTACCATAAACATGCAATCCTCTAATTACGTCAGAAAAAGAATCTGGGTCTCTAACAACTTCAGTTTTCGCAATGTGCGAAGCAGTTGCACAAGCAGACATATGTCCACCCATACAAAAGAAAGCATTAGAAGTACCGGATATTGTTACAATATCAGTTCCAGACCTATTTAACGCTGTTGTTTTATACAGTTTCATACCAGAAACAGTAATATTTGATACCAATCCATTAGTTAATGGAGATTGGCCACTTCCTATTACAGACATGTCCATAACTTTTGAAGCTGCTGCTCCCAATCCTTCGTAAAAAATTGGAGGTGCTACAAACCATCTATTTTCTTCTGGTACCGATTGGTCATCAAGAAGTCTAGCTGATTCTGCTATAACACTGTGACATAAGTCACCTGTATTAGCAGTTACTGCTGTACCCGCATTGATTCCAGAAGTTGTAGAGATTGCTTCTAAAATATCACTATCATATTTTCTTTTAAGAGCATAAGCTCCAGAAGAAGTAGCTAGTGATTCCCAATTTACATGGGATTGTCTTTCTTCTACGTCATCTACTTTAAATGCAAAATAGTTTGCTGTATCTACGACTAAGGTTTCTTGGTCGTCAGCAAGATTTTGTAAATTAGTAGCTTGACCTTTTGTATAAGAACTTACAGAAATTGTAGGTTCTTTAATTATTTTTACGGTATCGCCGTAATTCTCAATTTCACCCGCATAATCAGTGTTAGTGATACCCTCAACAACAGAGCTTCTACGGAAAAATTTGAGAACTTTTTGCGAATATATCGCCGGAAGCCAATTACCCGAAGGTAAGTTGTCATAACCGGCTGATGATGTTATCGCCATAATTATTCTCCTATAAAGGTTAAGTTAACTAAGCTCGAGTATTAACACGCCCTTCTTTAAAGGCGGCATCAATTTCGTTCTCGAACTTTTCATAAGTCCTTGAGTTCATTCGTTGAATCTCGGACTGCTTCCAAATTCTTTTATCAGAGTTGCCAGAAGTGTTTACAGACTTGGCCTTTGTCCTTGTCACGCTTTGGGCTGCACTAGTATTAAAACTTGGTTTGCTCTTACTTACTCCATTGTCCGCTTTGTACAAGTCAACAACACGAATTGCCCATTTAGAATCTTTGCTATTTTTAGTTACACCATCTGCTATAGATGAAGGTTGATTGTTCAACCAATCTATAAAATCTGGTGAATCTTTTAATTCACTAAAATCTTCGTGAGCATTTAACAACTCTCTATATGCACCTTGTACAACTAATTCTTCTTCACGTTTACGAAGTAGTTTTACTTCTTCTTGTAAAGATTCAGTTTGCTGTAAAGCTTGCTTTTGAGATATTGTTTCTACCACATCATACACGTCTGGATATTTCTCTTTAAATTGTTTAAGGTCTTCGTCAGACTTAGGCGGAGTGTAATCTGCCATTGCTTTATTTCTTTCAGCAAGTCTAGACTTAGCCTCATACTCTTCTAACTTCTGCTTATTTTCATTTTGCTTTCTGTCATAGTGAGATTTAAGGTCGTCATATCTTTTCTTGTAATCGTGAGTTGGTTGAGTTTCATTATTCATAAAACCTGTTTCTTGAGGAGTAGCCTTTTTGGTGTCCTCTACAGCTTGGCGAGCATACTCTTCTTCTTTTTCCGAATCTTTTGTATAAGGATTAGAATAAGCGGTGTTCGCACTTTCAACCACGTTTTGTTCTTCTTGTATTTTTGCTTCTTTAGCTTTTGCTTGAGCCATATTTCCTCCTATGGGGTCACATATTGTGAGTAGCCATTATTGGTTGTTGAGTACATTGGGGTTATACCGATTGTATAAGTAGCCGTGTACTAATCCTAAGTCTTACGTTAGGAAACTTTTATCTTCCCATCATTCCTTGTTGCTGTACAGCCGGTGTTTGCTGTTGTATAGGCATCATATCTGGTTTGGGTTTAGGTATTATTTTATTAGTTTCATTAGGTTGTACATTTTGAGTTGTTACACTTTTTAAAAACATATCAGTTGCTGCTTTCATAGCTTCTGGGGTGTAATATTTAAGTGAATCAACACCAGAATCAAATTGGGTAATACCTTGTATTAAAGCATATACATCTTCTTGATTTGTTAAATCAAATGTGTCTTTACCTAAATTTTTTACAATATGGTCTATTGTATTTTGAATTTCATCTTTTGAATTTTCTGTTGGGGGTTTATATGTGTTAACCATTTCAGCTACATTATTACTATACTGAGGTAATGATAAAGTATAAGGTATTGCGGCTAAACCATCTTCTTTAGAATTAAACACTGCAAATCTTCCACTTCCATCAGTATATGTTTTACCTTTAGAATATGTTTCGTTAATATTAACTCCGGAAGCAGATGTATTAGCTTCTATATTTCCGGGGTTATTAAATATTTTACCACCTTCTGCTAATTTAACAGGTTTCATAAATCCTTCAAAACTTTGTGACCTATTAGCTAGTTCTTTTTCATCATCTTGTGCTTCTGGTGACATAGGGGATAATAGTTTACTACCTACTGAACTTTGTCCTGCAAAACTTTCTTGTGGTACAGCTATAGGTTGATTTTTATTTTCATCTAAACTTACTTGTCCACCTACTGCCATCATACCTTGTAAGGGGTTTGGTTGTGTTGGGTTTTGTTGTACTTGTTGTTGTCCTTGTTCTTGCTCTATTTCTTCAACTCTTTTCTTACCTCTATTGTTTATTTTTTCTAATCTATCATAGCCAATTTGTTCTGCTATTATTTTAGGAATAATCATTTCTTTATTACTAACTAAAGCTTGAACAGTAGAATCTATATCTTCTGCCTCTTGACCAAAATCAAGTTTAACTCCTTTACTTTGTAATTCAGTTACAGCTTTTTTTATCATTTGTTCTACATCACCTCTTCCTGCCATTTCCATAGCCGGTGCGTTAATAACAAAATCACCTTCTGCTAAATCTCTAGGTACATCATCAGCTACGCCGCTCATATCTTTTCCTTGCTCTTGAACAAGTTCTAAATTTCCTGCGTCTTGTAAAGGTTGTTGTTGACCCATAGGATTACCCATAGGTACTGAGCCACCTTCTTGAAGTGTAACTCTACCACCTAGTTTTCTTCCTCTTCCACTTTGGTATCCGCCACTAGTACCACTAGAACCTTTTCCACTACTAGAACTAGGTTTAGATGTACGTTGTTGACTTCTACTAGGGCCAGAACCTTTAGAACTACCACTAGAACCTGTTCCAGATGCTTGTTCATAATTGTCTTGAGTATAACTTGGACTAGATGAATCAGTATTAGAGTCTTGTTGTCTTTCTCGTTGCTGCTGTGGTTGCTGCTGTGGTTGTTTTTCTTCTTTAGCTTTTTGTGTTTCTTCTTTAGCTCTTTTTTCTCTTTCTTCTTTTTTCCATTTTACAAATATAGTACCACTTTTAAATTTAGTTCCCGAAGCTATTCCATCGGATACATCTACATATACTCCTTGTCCTCCTATAGCCATTCCTTTAAATTGACTAGAGCCGGCGGGGTCATTATTATCTAAATTTTCTTTAGACATACTAGTATACGCTTGTTTTTTAGCGGCTACACCTTCTGCTGAACCAGAGTATTCACCTTGATATTCTGAATAACTCCCGGCATTTTCTGCTGATTTTAATTTAAAAGAGCTAGCTTTTGCTGTTTGTTCATTTATAGCTTCTGCACTTAAACCCATATCCCTAGCTTTTTGTATTCCTTCTGGTGTACTTTGCAAGTAATCGTATAAAGCTTTATTTGCTTCTGCTACCATAATAGCCGATTCGGGATTTTCTTGAAATATAGCACCAAATTGTTTTTGTGCTTGTTTAGAAAACCATCCTTCTGTATCTTTTATATACTTTGAATTACCCATATATTTATCTGGGTTATTTTTAACACCTTTTATAAAAGCGTTTTCTTTTAAAGCTTTATAAGTCATATGTAGTGCACCTGCCATATTTAATGGAGGTACTGTAGGTATTTTTTTTCTGTATTCTTTTGTATTTCCTACGACTTGTTCCTGCCCAAATCCTGCAACAAAATCATCTGTAGATGAAAAATTATAAGGGTCATAAGGTTCTTGACCTGCCATTAGTATACCAAATTCATCACCCGGCCCTTGATATTTTAATCTATTTCGATAGTCTTGATAAGGCTCACCTACAAAAGTAGTAAAATCAGTTTTACCCTTATCTATAATATCTGTCATTTGTTGGTCAAATGTAGCCGTATCTGCGTAATTACCCGGAGGAATATATTCGCCTGTAGTAGGGTCTGTTTTATAACTTGGAGTTGTCATATAGCTAGAACTACCAATATTAGGAGTTTCTTGTAAAGTACTATTAAAATCAATTCCACTATAATCTGTTACAGCTTGCATTAATTTAACATCTGGTAAATCGGCTGATAAAGGATTAACATTAGTTTGTCCTGCAACAACAGCAGTAGAAGCTTGTTCAGCAGGAATAAAACCCATAGGGTCTTCAACTATGTCTTGTTCTGAACTATCTGGTAATGGGTCTTTTATTGCAAGAGTTGCAATACCTGTTCTACTAAAATTTTTTATTGCCATGTTCCCTTTACTTATTTTTTAATATATTATTGACATCTTCTCTAAGACGTGCCATTGTTTCCAGTGAAATTACTTTCCCCTGATTGCGGAACATTTCCAACTCCGATGTTGCCATTACCAGTGCCCTGTGGGTCATTTTGATTTGGCCCTGTAGGTACTCCTGTAGGGCTTCCCATACTTCCGGGTTGTTGACCACTTTGGCCATTTTGAGTGCTATTTTCTTGTCCAACATTTAGACCTTTCAGCATTTCTGCAAATATTTGTGCATCATCCATATCATTTACCAGACTATCTGGGTCAATATCTTGTGCTATTGCTAGCTCCCTAATTAAATTTGGTATTTTTATAAAAGGAGCTAACATTGGATTAGCAACTGTTTGTAGTAAAGCTGTTAATCTTTGTGTTCTAACTTCTTTTTGCATTATACTAGACACACCTTTAGGTTTAATTTCTAAATCACCAACAACGTCTGGATTATCTAAATCAAATTGCATATTCCATTGAAATAATGCTTCACCAAGAGGTTTAAGTAAAAAATCATCAATGTTTTTCATAACTGTTTTAATAGATAGGTTAGCACCTCCCATTAACATTGATAGTCCTGCGGCTGTTCTACCAGTTCCAGATACACCTGTTTGTCCATGCATAATAGATGGTATACCTGTTTCTTCATCTGCAAGTTGCCTTGCTTGTAAATACATTTGTAAATTTTCTGGTGCTGTATTAGGAAATTTTAAACCATTAATAGCTGTTCCTGTAACACCACTTTGTCTTCTAAATATTTTACCCGGAAATATATCCATGTTTTGACCCGGAACTAATGATGCTTCATCAACATCAAAAACTAAATTACCTGCTAATGCTAAATTATCAATAGCCATTCTAACATGACCATTCATAAGTAATTGTGCATCTTCCATATTTTCTGGTATTCCAATACCAAATAATTGATAAGGGTTTATTTCATACGGAAAAGCTTGATAAGGTAAACGTGCCGGTGTAAATGGATTTAATACAGTTCGTAAAACTTTTCCATTACATATCCAAGCATTTACTTGTATTTGTTCTAAAGCATTTGTTTTTTCTGGTAAGTCTAAACCAATTAATGACGCAGTATATAAATCTATTGTTCCCCAATATTCTAATACTTCGTATCTATCAGAAGTTGTACCTTCACCATAATTTTGTTTATCATATGTTTGAATAATATCTTCATAGTACTCAGTAGTATAATTACCACCCATTTCTAAACATGATATAATTGCATCAGAATCAAAATGAGGCATATTCATTAAATCACGCATTTGAGAGCGTGTAAATTTATGTCTTTCAATTACATAATCACAATCATCTAAAGATGTAGCTGCAGGGTCTGGGAAAAAATCCCAACATGAAACTCCTTCTATTTTTGGTACAAGTTTATCATAAGGTGCATAAGTTCTTTCACCTTCTTCGTTAGACCATTTATGAATTGTTTTATTATACCCTAATGGGCCTTTTATAATTCCTGTTCCTAGTAAAACAGATTCAAATATAGAATGACGTAATACGTTAACCCCATTATTTTGTAATAATTGGTCATGCATTAATTTTTCCATGCGTCTTGCTGTTTCTTTAGCAGGACTTATTTGAGGGCCACCATGTCTACTTTTTCCTTCTAGTAGTGTCATCCCTTCATATTCAGATGCTAAACCACCTAATTTATTTTTAGGTGTAGCTTCTGTCATTCCGGGTAGTAACTCACTATCATCACCTTCAAATCCGTAAGGTGATTTAATTTGTTCTTCTCCCGGTGCAGGAGTATGCATTAAATTTGCAATACCTTCTGGTACAGGAGTTGATTCTACTGTTATAGGAAAATTTTTATTAGCAAATAAAACATCAACAATTTGACCATAAGCGGCTAAAGTTTTTGTTTTTGTTATTTTAATAAAGACTCTACTTTTTTCGCTGTCTCTAAACTGAGTTGTACTGTCATACACACCACGATAATTTTTATAAGCCCTAAGCCATCGTGATTCGTGTGTTTGTCTAGATGTTTTTGAATCATTATATTTTGATTCAATATATCCTACTAATGAAGGTACTTCATCAGACGCTACAGTAGACGTAGCATCAGTTTTTTGATTTACGTCTTCTTGTGCCATTATATATCTTTGTTTTTGTTTCTAGTATGCTTTTTGTTTGTCTGCATTTAGAATTGAACTATCTAATGGTGCAGATTTAGCTGTTGGTATTGCTTGAATAATTGGATTTGCATCACCTTCTTTTATTTCTTCTTTAAAATCTGGTTTCATTCTAGTTAATGGAGCATCAGCTCTATCAGCTTTAATTTTATCAGAACTCATTATATAGCTTGCATCGTAGTTATAGTTATTATCTGGCATATTGCCTCCTTATTTAAATTTTGGTTTTCGTGTTGAATTGCTATAGACTTTACCCCCCATAGCATAAGGTTTTCTTTTTACTTTGCCTCCTGTTTTATATGTTAAAGGCTCAATTGGTTTTTTACTTTGTTCCATTATATTATCATATTGTTTTTTCATGTCCATAACTTGAAGGGGAAGAAATACTTTAGGTGCAACTTTACCTATTACTTTACCCATTTTTGTAAATGTATTATAGGAACCTTTTAAAAATGTTTTAAAAGCTTTTTGATATTCTGGTCTATTAAATTGTTTTACTTCTCCTTGCTCTCCAAATTGACTTAATTTAGATTTTACACTTTCTTTAGCAAAAGTTTTTTTCATGTTATCAGCTTCAGATGCATCAATTTTTCCCTCTTTAACACCTATGTCTAATTCTTCAATAGTTTTTGATACTCCATGTATTTTTGCATTGTAAGCTGCATTTTCAAATAATTGATAGCCTCGTAAATTAAAATTAACTTTATTACCTTGTGCTTTTACTGCGTCATAAGGTGTCATAGAAGTTACTGTTGATGTAAGAGGGGGTTCAACTCCTGCTACTTTTGCTGCATTATTAAGTAATCCTCTTAATGAATTTCTTGATAATTCTGATAAATTAGGATTTATTTTTGCCGTTACTTTTTGAGTTTTTAAATCCGTTTTTAAATCTTGTTTAACAGTAGTAACTTTTGGTGTTTCTTTTTTAAGTTGGTCTTTTACTTGCTGTCTAAATAGTTTTGATTTTTCACTTGTTTTAATTTTATTTTTTTCTGTAACTCTATCAGTATACTCCTTTTTAATTGAAGTAACCATATTATTT